TTAACTATCTGTGGTTGGCCACAAGGCGTTGTCTGTTATGTCGAGGTCTAATAGGTCGGGCCTGGCTATGATAGCTTGGCATGCAGTGCGGTGAGCATTAATCCAGTTAATGCAGTCCAGGCGCTCTGATTCAGTGTGCAAACCTAAAGCCACGTTGTTTTGGCCAGCGTTGTCCCAGCGGGATTCTATCCGGCGTGTGGCTTCGGCTTTTACTGAATACTCTTTAACTGCTTTGGCTTGGGTGGCCTTCTGCTCTGCGGTCACCATTTTGGACCAATCAATTTCAGCAAGCATTTTTAGACCTCCAACTCGTTTAGTTCGCTGATAGCAGGTACTGGCTTTCTTATTACAGGGCATGGACATACTCCGCTATCGACGACGAAGGTGCAGTCTTCCCAAGTTAGGTTTTGCTCAAACTCGGCTGTTTGAGTTGAATAACCATACTCCAAAGTGCAAATAATTTGGCCTAACTCTCTTTTTATCGGTCCGCGAAAAGGTTTTCCGATATCTAGCTCGGCAGCTTCAGCTAACGGAGATAGGTCATATGTCACCCCTCTGAAAGTAATGCACTCACCATTTATCAATGGCGGTTCATCATCAGATTCTTGTATTTTGAGCGAAAGAATTATTTTTATAGACATGGCTTAATTTCTCCATCTACCGATAGCAATGACAGAAAATGCGGGACCTGATATTGAGCTATTTAACACTAAAGAAACATTGCAATACTCAAGATTTGTAGCGCTACAGAAGCATCTAAAATTGTCGCTGTTTGATCTACCCACGAAATTTACAGTTACTCTTGGGAAGCTTCCAACAAATGGTATTGGGAAATAAAGCCTGTCCTCAGCTGTAAATGGTACGGTAGGGGATCCACCCCCAATAGCTGACCAAAACCTCTCAGGTATCTCTTGTATAAGCCAACCATTAGCAAGCTTCATGTACAATCCATTAGGATTTGAACCGCTTTCTATAACCGCACCAGTAGGTCTATTGTAACCGAATGTCACTGCCCCCAATATGTTCCATTGGTTATAGGCTCGACCAACTCGATTATCTTCTAATACTCTAGAGTTCCAGATCTCAGCATTTAATATTTGTCCAATGTCCTCCCTATAAATAGGGACCATAAATGGTTGGACTCGACCATTAAACGAACCCTCTACAAAAATTAAGTCTTTACCTGAAGCAGATAAGTAACAGTCTATTCCAGCATATCGTCTACCGTTGTAGGTAAAATGTACGGCTCTAATACCGCTAACATCTTGTAAACCAGAAACACTGTCTTTGAAAGTGACTACGAATGTCCCTGTTGCCTCGTTGTATTTTTTTTGTATCAGAACATCTAAAACCACTGGCGGCTCGACACCATTAGACCTGCCTATGAATATTGAACCTAAAAACTGGGAATAAACGCCTATAGGATCATTAGTTACATCTACTAGGCCAATTACAAAACGTTGGTGGTCTGAAGCTGCTGCTAATTGCACTGATTTGAATAGCGTACCAACCCCAAAAGCCCCTCTTGGCATTAAAGCATCTGGCGTTGTCGCATCTGTCGGCGATGTCATGACGTTGCGCTGGGCTGCAGTTCCTAAGTTACCCGCTGTGCCTAAGCGCCACTCTAAGACCAAATCTAAAAGCAATGCGGTTATAAGCTTGTCACTTGTTCCGGCCAGTGCTTCTGCTTCGTCTGCTGTTGCATCTGTCAGCAGCTTTTCAATCAGCTGAGCTGAGCGCAGTGGCGTCATTTTGTACGTGTTGTTGATGCCCTCTAACGCTACGTCCTCCGGCGCTGGCTCCACTTGTTGGCTTGCTGTTTCAGCTGCATCAATCTGCGCATTAAACGCAATAAGCGCGTTGCGCAGGGCAACAACAACTGAATTCATTTTGCCCTGGAATATGCTGCCAACGTCTTGCGTTAGTAGCTGTATTGATTCCAGAGGTGGTACTGGTAGTTTTTCTGGCATTAGCATTCCTCCAGCTGGATCGGTGCTGAATAACGGTTATAAGAAGGGGATGAAACTGGTGGACACTGAGTAAACATGCACGCGAAAGAGTGCTCTATTTCTTTTTGTCCGCCCGTATCTGGATAAAGTGATACAAACCAGTCGCGGCTTATATCGACGTGCCGAACTGCAGCTATAAAGCCTGGTCGGTCTGATTCGTTTAGATGATCAAGTGCAAACTGAACCTTTCGCCAGGTTGCACTGGCAGGTCCAAACAACCCGCCATCATCAGTCCTTATTTGTGTACCATTGGAGCCAAACGAGAACTGGCTGTTATAGCTAAAGTTGACGCTTGGGGTGTAATGCCGCCCCATGTAACACGGGTTAAATCTAAATGGCCTGCCTCGTTCAGCTCATCAGATACAGTGATGCGGTATGACCTGGCGAATTGTGGCGTAAACCAATGCTGAGTGTATTTAGTGGCCCAACTATCCAGCGCTGAAGATACAACAGGCTGAATGCGCCAGTCCCAGTCGCCAAAAGTGATTTGTGGCATCGCGTTTAAAATGCCGGTGTCGTAAATGACAGCGCCATCTTGATCGGCATTGGCAAATAGCTCCAGGCGAAATGTTGCAGCAGCGGTCAGGTTATGCCGCCAGAGCACCAAAGCTGATACTAGACGTATATCGACAAAATTGCCTTCAATTGCGAACTCTGTACTTGCTACACGTAAAATCTCACTGTTGCCGTACTTTTGTAAGTTTGTTGCGGGTAATGTGGGGATTTCAGTACCGCTGGCCAACGAGACAGTAGCGTCATCAAAATCATTTACAACTAACATTCTGATGTTATTTGTCATTGCCAGTACTCCACTGTGCAGGTTCCATTTTTCGGACTTTCTATTAGTTTTGTAATGACTGCACGGTCACCATTAATGCCGACAGACTCAAGCTGTGCACCAGCTCCAATTTGCCAAATAAAAGGGGCGGCTAACTGCTGCAGCTCGTACACAAAACGCGGAATTGCTGACAAAGACAAACGACGATTTACTTCCGTAATTGCAGCAGCTTCAGAGACCAGCAATGAATCGCTTTTAATCGTTTCCGCTTGCGGATAGTTATCCAGGACAGAAGGCTGTGCGCGCGTTACTGTTTTACCTTCAGCGGCGAGTTCTGCGGCAACAGCTGGCGTAGTTTCATGCACCACTGCAGCAATGTTATTTAAGGGACTCCAGTTGCGTTTATAGCCTAGCGTCAGGCTGTGCAGAGGATTTATCACACGTCTGATTTTCTTTGTGCCATACACTGTTTGGTCCTTTGTCAGCTGTACGTCCGCGACTTCCGGCACTCCATTAAATGCCATAACCTTAAACTGACCTAAACGGTCAAAAAACCAATAACCACCGATACTGGAACAGATTTCATCCATCACCTGGTCTGTTGAAATATCCGTTGTCAGATATAAACCGAGCATATGAGCAGGTAAGCCGCTGCAGACAACTGTGAGTCCACGCATTGATGCAATGTGGCCGATAAAGTCAGCTGCAGTTTGCAACCAGATACCGCCAACTTTTATGCCGTCCACATCCATAGTTACATCGCCATTTGGAAAGGTAGTAAATGTGATGGTGCTGTCGGTTAGATTTACTGTGTAGTAGCTGCTTGGGACAACTGAGCCATTAAAGCGAACAGCAGTAACAGCCTGGCTTGTGCCACTGCTGAATTGATATTTGTGAATTGCAGCATCAATCAACACGGGCTGGATATTAAAGCAACGGCCCAGGCACAGAGGCTTTAATTGCTCAGCAGCGGTGCCACTGGCATAGCGTGCCGTGAGTAATGGAGTTTTCAATACGTCAGCTGCATCACGGAATTTAAGACGGATTTTTGTTTGCTCAGGCATCACGCCGTCGCACAGGCCAGCGATGATTTGCTTAAAGTCTGCCTTTGGCCAGCTCTTGTCACCCATGTAAATCCTGATGGGCTGACCATAAATGGCTTTCGTTAACAATGACTCTGTAACGGGACGTAAAATTAAATCTATGTCTGAGGTTTTACTCACGCTAAGGCCCGTAAAAACCTCGTTTAAAGAGCGCTCGAACTGAACTTCACCAATAATAAACGGGTAGTACGGCGTATGTGCCGGTGAATCAGTACCTGTTGAGACAAACGCAGCATTGCTAAAGTGCAAGGTCTTAGTCACCCCAGCTTCTTTATAGTCTAGCTCTACTAAAATGCACCTGAAGTTTCCCTGGCGTGATAACCAGCGCTGAAAGTAATCCATCAACTAACCCTCGCCAGGTTAATGGCCTGACTGGAGAACTCAGACAGTTCTGTCTGTAGCCTTTTATTTGAGTCCACAACGTCGGTTAGCTTCTGGCTTGTTTGCTGAGCAATAACGGCCTGTTGGTCGAGCTGATTTTGCTGCTGGCGTTGTATCAATCGCAGCTCAGCTACCACTGATACCATGTCTACGTTAACCGCAACTTGAGCTGGGGGGATAATCAGTGGCTTAGCAACAAAATCTGCTTTTGCAATAGTTGCAAGACTAGCGTTGTTAAGATGTAGTTTGTCCTCTAGCTTTTGAAGCGAGAAAATCTGATCACGAGATACATCTCGGACACTGGTTTGAATGTCACGTAAGTATGGTGGCAAGATTGGTAGCGGCTCCCAAATACGATCCAATTTTGGTGGTATCTGACGAATAGGTTCGACAATCGGCGTCAAGTCAATCGGAGCTGGCTTTGGTACTACCGGGGCCGGTATAACCTTAATGGCACCAACAATCCCGTCCCTCATGTTATAAATGGCGTCGATTTGGTCCTGCAGCTTTTTGACTACACGATCCGTCTCTTTGGGCATGACAGCCCGAACTGCGGCCAGCTCGCTTTGTAATGTCATTGTGATTTTATTCGCATCAACACCGAACTGAGTCTTCAACGCATTCACAGCTGCTGTGTACTCGGTATTAGCCACATCGTTTAATGCAACAGTTTTGCGTGTAAGTTCCTCTAACTGCTCAATAGTTTTACGGGCTAATGCTGTTTTTTCAGCTTCAAAGGCTGCTACGGCTGGGTGTGGTGCCGGTGCTGTTGGCGCTGCAAATGTTTTGTTGCCCAGCTCATTGAATACAGCCAAAACATTATCAAATACGCCGTTGTATGCTGCAGGGTTGTAATCTTTGCTCATTTGCAGCAACTGCTCGCCCAGGCTCTGCACTTGAGCATAAGCTTCGGCATCGCCGCTACGGGCCTTAGTGACTGCTGAGTTGTATTGGCTCTGCAACTGTTGTAGGCGCTCGCCCGCTGTCAGCGTGGACAGGTCACTATAAAGCAGTGAAGCAGCTGCGTTTTTAAGGCTAAGCGCAGCTTCTTTTAAGGACTCAAACTGTTCCAGTTGGGTTTCGTAAAGGTCTTGTTTTGCGTCCTGCTCAGCCTGCAGCGCAGACATATTGGTGCCAATGGCCGCCAGCTCGGCATTGTAACGCTCCAGCATGGCGGCTTTTAGCTTGCCAATAATGTCGAGCTGGGCGGTTGCAGTGCCAGTGCCCAGTTGAGCTGACAGGCTATCAACTTCGCCACTGTAATAGGCAACTGAGTCAAACTCAGGCAGCGTTTTGCGGATATTCAGGATGTCGCCACGTATCGTGTCTGCCATGCCTGCAATGCTGTCCAGAACGGATGCCAGCGTTTGACCCAGTTGCTCGACTGAGCGCTGGTAATCAGCAACCAGAGCAGTCATCGCTGCTTCGGCGGATTCAATCGACTTAGAGACGTATTCGGTGGCCAGCGCTTCGCGTTTTTTATTGTAGAGCGTGGTTAATAGGCTGGTATCTGCGCCCAGGGCTTTTGCCTCAGCAGTCGCCTCGGTATACCACTTATTAATGTCGTCCAATGCGATTTGCAGCGGGCTCATGCCCATACGGTCAATATCACTGCGCACTGATGCGTTATATTTTGAACGCTCTGCAGCCAGTTTCTTCTCTTCATCCGCTGCTTTTTTAGCAGCGTCGGCGGCATCTTCTGCAGCGTCATAAAATTCGTCCATCATCGGAACCAACTTCATTAGCGCGGCGAACATGGCTTGGCCCGCTTCAGTGGTCAAGTCTAAGCCATCCACCAAATCTTTAAAGCCGTCTCGGCTTTTTGGCACGGTGATGCCCAAGGATTTAAACTGCTCGTTAATGACTTTTTGCATGTAAGCCATCTGCTCTGATTCAGAGTAAAAGGCGGCAAAATAGTCGCTGGTGGCAGAGCTAAACTCCTCAATGCCGCCCATGAGTTCAATGAGTGATTGGGCAATTTCGATTTGAGCCTGCTTACTGACGTTACCGAAACGGCTTAACTCTAACCCTAAGCTTGCAAGACCAGCATTAAACACGGCTTGCTCCTGCGCCACACGGATCAGAGTGTCGTATAAGCCTTCACCCATTTTTTGGAATTCAGCAATGCCTGGTACTAAGTACTTGGCCATCAAGTCGCCTTGCTGACTGAATATGGCCTGTAGCTCTTTTTCTATTTCATCGCCGGATAAATCTTTAAAGCTGACTTTGGGCAGTTTGATCACAAAGTCTTCTAAGTCTTTAGTGGTGGTCAGTCCCAGCAGTTTTACTGCATCAGTGACTGAGTTGCCGATGTAGCTAAACACACGGCCAAACTCGGAACGGATTTCTTCATCAAGGGTGCGGTATTCCGTGTTTTCACGGGTGGATTTGGATAAACCAAAGGCTTTCTTTTTGGTCGTTTTAATAACATCGTAAAGGGTCGCATCAACAAGACCAGTAGCTAAGATGTCACCCAGTTCCTGAGCTGCAAAACTAATGCCGCTGTCCACTAGCTCTTTTTTGGTGGAGCCGAATAAGCCGCCAAGTACTTTATTCGTGATGCCGGAAAGCAAGCCGCCCAGCATGTTATCAACAGCAGCGCCAATTACACCGCCCAACACCAAAGCACCGGCAGTACTCCCCAACTGCACTTTGTAATCTTTACCCAGTTCGCCCTGATAATTACCTTCATCAAAGCGGCCATAACTAGCCACAAGATTTACGGCAAGCTTGGCAATACCGGCATTTAAAGACCGGATGGAGGCATTGATTGAACGTAACTCTGAGTATTGATCCAGTTCAAGAGATTCAATACGTTCCAGGCTGTTGGCAATAGAGTTTGATTTAGCTGAGCTGTCGCCAAGTACAGTGCCTGTACCTTGGGATTCCTGGCGACTTGTAGCACTTGTACCACTTGAAGCACTGCCACTGAATACGCCAAGACCGGCCATTAAGGCTGCCATCGCTGCAATCCGGCCAAATGCAGAATAAGGATCACCTCCGCCCTGATTGGTAATAGCGGTTAACGCATTCGCGGCAGCTTTTTTGAGGGCAAGGGCTGTTTCGATAGCAGCAAAGGTGGTTTCCATCCGGTGCAACACCTGACGGCCTTTGCTGTTTTCGCTAAACATTTTGCTGGCTGCGCCGGTTAAGGTTGCATAACCACCTATCTGCATCCGCAATTGGTCTTCCATTAGCGAACGTTCTACGGCGTCTGCTTTTTCCAGGGCTTTTGTGCGCAGTGCTGGATTAGTTTCTTTTTCTGCTTTTTTCCGGGCTTCATTTAGGGTTAAAAACTTCTTGGTAAATTCGTCCTGCTGCTCAGCCATATTGGCGAACTGGTCTGCCACCGAGCCAAACGCATCTACCAGGGCATTGCCTGCCGCGCCGCCCACATCACCGATTTTAGTCAGGCCATCCAGTACATCATCATAAGTGCCATCGGTTAAATACTTGCGCACATCCAGCTGCTCGTTTAATTGGCGCTGGCGGTCTATTTCCAAATCCAGCAGGGCAATCATCGCCGGATCCGTGACTTTTAACTGGCGGACCATTTTCTGTAGTTCGTATTCTGCTTCACCTTTATCCAGGCGAATTTGCAACAAGTCGTTTTCTTGCTCCAAAGCCTTTAAGGCATCGTCCTCAGTTTTCACCTGGCTAATTTGTTGTTGCAGTGCCAACTGCTGTTTTAAAGTGGCCAACTGTTTTGGATCGGTAATTTTTTGGCTGGATATGGCTTTGGCAAGCTCGTACTCTTGTTCACCCAGCTGCAGGCGAATTTGCTGCAGACGGACTTCTTCATTCAGGCCAATTAAGTATTTGTCATTCGTAGCAAGTTGAGCCGCAGCTTCGGCAGATTTCATCCAGGAACGAATTGACGCCTCTGCGTCTGCTGGTAGCTTTGTAGCCTCAGTAAATTTGGCTTTAAACAGCTCTAAATCAACACCGTTTAAGGCACGGCCCTGGGCATCAATGGCCTGAGCGTTCAGCATCTGCGTGTTGTAGAGTTTTAGCAGCGATTCATTTAGAGCGTCAGCTTTTGCCTTTCCATCGTCACCATTTGGAGTGATCGGATTTACAACCAGCTCTAACTGGTTGTTGGCATCTATCAGTATTTTTTGCTGCTGCTGAGTAGCCTTAATTTTACTCTCTAAAGTACTAAGCTTTTGAACAGCTAAATCATATTGACGCCACTGAGTCTCAGAGCGCGGAGTACCTAAAGCATCCATCTGGCGTTTAGCTGCAGCCAACTTATTTTCTAAGTTAGACAGGTCTGAGTTTACGGTAGATAGTTGAGCCAGATTCTCTGTGATTTTTGCGGCTGCATTCTTTTTACTTACTTCATCAAAACCAGTGCCTACATCCCCCAAGGCTTTGGCCATTAATGCCGCTTTCTCTTCTGCCTCTGTAGAACTGTTGGCAAACTCGTAAATTCCCCAGGCGGCCAGAGCGGCTAAACCAACAGGGCCACCAATTAAAGCCAATGCACCGCGAGCAGCACCGGCACTGGCAGCCATGATGTTGAAAGACCGTGCAGCAGCCATATTGGATGCCACGGTTAAGTTGGTCATGGTAGCCGCGTTATAGACTGTTGCTGTCGTTGCGATTTGCACGGTTCGGTAACTACTCACCCAGCCAGTTAAGGCTTTATAACCGGCACCGACACTCGCTAAACCTACACCGTATTTGCTCAGGATCATCAGGGCGGCACCACCACCAGCGATTGCCAGTAACGCTGCTACAGAATCATTTAATTCCGTGGCGTTCATGCTATCTAATGTTTCGCTGATGCTGACCAATGTGCCAGCCCAAACTGTGGTAATTCCCGATGCTTGATCCAGTCTCGCCAAAGCGGCTGAAATAGCATTATCTACCATCACACTGGCACGCCCCATACTGACTGGCATATCTGCAAATTCTTTGGCTATTTCAGGCAACTGAGACAGGATGGATTTCAACACATCGTCAGAAAGTAGCTTGCCTTCAAGCACTAATTTTCGAAGGTCGCCAAGGCCCAGCTCGTTGTCTGATTTGCCAATATCATCCATCCCTTTACCAATACGAACTGCCAGCTCCGGGATATTTTCTAAGATGGAGTTAAACTCTTCGGCGCGTAACACACCGCCAGATAAACCCTGACTCAATTGCATCAGGCCGTTTTCCATCGCCTGAGTGCTTGAGCCACCAATGACACCTAACTTTTGTACGGTATCGGTAAAGTCCAGCATTTGCTCATTGGTGGCTTTTAAATCTTTACGACTGGAGCTTAAGCGCTGAAACAGTTCAACCGTTGGAGCCAAGGCCGCGCCGTTCTCCTGGGCAATAGCATACATTTCAGCGCTGACCAGGTTGTAATCGCCGGTATCTTTCGTTGCGGTTTTGATACGTTGTTGCAGGACGTTAAAGTCATCTGCTTGCTGAGCTAAACCACGCACCTGGCTAAAGGCCGCCATGCCCGCATATAAAGCCGCACTCACGCCAACTAGGGTCAGCATATTGTTTCTGACATGACTTAAATCAGCATCGTTCTGTTTAAGGGAGTTAGATAAGGATTTGCTGCCAAGTGCGGCGGTATCAAAGCCACGGCCAGCACCAAGACTGGCTGCAGCGGTACGTTGCAAATCAGCCAATACTTTTTGCAGTGCCTGGTTCTGGTCTTTCAGGTTCTTTTCCAGTACTTCGCTGCTGTCTGAAGTGTTCTCCAAACCACGCCCTGCAGCAGTGCCTGCGGTGCCTATGCCGCCAAGAGCATCAGCCGCTTTGTTGCTGCTTTGAACAATAGTCGATAAGTCTTTGACGACCACCTGGCCGCCTTCGGTTGTTAACTTGATCGCTAAAGTCAGGTCGTTCATACTGGAAAAAATCCCGATTATGGTACTGATATGAATTTGTTAATTGCAGTGGGTGTAGTGATTGCGTTGTGTGTGGCCGCCTTCCTGGTATGGCTGTTTAAACGTTAGTCCTTGCTGTTCCACACTTTCAGCGCTGCAGCTTCCATGCGCTGTATTCCATCCCACACCCATTCCTGCTGCTCTGGTTGTAATGCCAGGTAATCTGGTTTTGTCTTGGCTCTGACGTCCACCGCCGGATAATTGAGACCGACTCTGGTACTGCTAAAGCCTGAATTCACCCAAAGCCATTGCGTAGCCACCGAGAAAAAAAGCCGTACTGTGATTTCATTACCCGGCTGTATGTCAGGTGCATCACTTTTTTGTCCGGCTATTTTGTCTATCATGTGCTGGGGAACGTTGTGGCTCTTCAAGCGTTCAACCACAAGCTCAGTTTTGCTAACGCAGCCCCCAGCCCACCAGGTGGCTACGTCTTCTAGTTTTTTGCTAATACATCGCTGTCACGGGCATTTTTGTAGGTGCTCTCTACCGCATCACGAATTTCTTTGATGGACAGCAGATCGTGGATCAGTTCAGGCGAACTCTCTTTTGGTTGGCCATCATCACCTAAAAACGGATAATCACAGGATGGGAGTTTCTCGACACCAACAAAGTAACTTTTGATATGTTCGCGACTTTCATTCATCACCATCTCTGCTGTGGTATTTGGGTTTTTACGCAGGGATTCAATCTTCGCGATATGGGCGTGAATTTCCTGTTCTGGCACACTACGGAATAAACCGACGAACTTCAGTTCGTCTCTCTTTAATGAACCATCAGCCTTAACCTCATCACTTGCGAATAAGACAGTGACAGGAGCCTTGAAACGGCGGTCTTTTAATGCAGATACCTTAATTTGAATACTCATAGTTACCTCTGTTTAAAATGGGTTTAAAAGTCTTTTAAAGGGGTGGACGTCCGTGTCCGGTTATTCAGATAAACGTCTTACTTGGTCACAAAGGTGTGGCCACTGTTTTTGGTCAAAGGGACAATGTCCAGCTTTAAATCGAGATATAAACGACCATCCCGTTTTTGGCGACTTGGTGCCGTGGCCAGTTGCAGGTTTGGAATATTGACTGAGAAAATCTCACCCACTGAACCAGGCTTGCCCTGCTGGAACGCAAGTGGGCCTTGATCGCCTTTTTTGGCTTTGCTCCAGTAGTTGATCGTCGTTGGATCTGGTTCCACTATTGAAATATCCACGCTACCAACCACGTCGGTTTTAACGATTTCTTCCTGATTGGTCACATGCATGTGGCCAACAGTAAAACCCGGCGTAATAGTCATTGTGGACATACCAACAGGCGCACCGAATAGGGTCATGGTTTCCACATTGTTTGCGGCAGTGTGCAGAGGAATAGTTAAACCGGACCAATCCACTTCGGGGTAAGCACCTGCAGGCACTGGTTCGTTGTCCAGGCCCATTGCAGTGAATTCCCAATAGGCCAAAGCGCCAACCTTAGCAACAAACTTGCAGGACATACGAACACCGGTCAGTTTGTGCAGCACACCATTGGCACCGCCCACGTAGTACCATAAGGTGGCATGCTCTAAGTTTTCACTGACTGGTGAGTACGTCACTTCAGTCAAGGTGATGTCTTCCCGATGGCCTGCCGCTCTTAACAGAGGTCCATACACTGGCGGCGTATCAGGCTCACCATCCGGTGAACCACGCAGATAACACTTAAAGGTGATTTGCTGATAGCCGCCGACGATTTTAGACACTGATGCACCATCAAAACCTTTGGATTCGTTGGTTTGCTCAGTTTGTAATTCTGGCGAGTAATTTAAGTCAGCTGCCGGAATAGCATGCACAGCGGTTAAAGCATGCGCTGAGCCATAAGCACCAGGATTGAGCTGGAATAAAATAAACTCTTCTTTATCTGATAATGACATTAGCCATTACTCCCTTTTTCTGGGGCAGGTGTTTTTGCCGCAGGCTTCGCTGCTTTGGCCTTCGCTTTCGCTGCCAGGTATTCATCTTTGGTGACTTCTTTGCCATCAATCACGAAACTGCTGCCACCCGTATGTTTTTTTGTACTCATTGCTTAAGCTCCCTGGTGCACGCGCACCATTGTTTTAAAGCGGTATAAAATCCAAATCGCGTTTTCCTTGATACCAATCGGGTCAATCCGGCTCAGTTCTATGCGTTCTGCATACTCTGAAGGTTGCTTGCCCATCAGCGCGGAAATAACTGATTTACTCAGCTCGTCCATGACCTTGTTACCTTTTTCACCTCTGGGGTCGTCTATCAACTTGGCTCCAACCACTACACCAAACTCAAACTGGCCTGTTTGCAGTAAAGGCCCCAAATCTTTGGTGCCCGGCTGAAAGCTGGATGGTAAAGGCACCACGTATGCCTGGCGCGGTTTGCTTAAACCGTCTTTCATGGCCAGAGCGACACTGAAGGCACTGCCAACGACTGGAAACGCTGCTTTACCCTCTTCCTGATATGCCTTTAACAACTGCTCAATGGGCAACAGCATCAGATAAATCCTTTGCTGGCATCGCGATGCCAAACGTTGCCGCCACTTTTAATTTCGATAGCAGCTTCCGTATCAGGGGCTTGCTGTTCACTACTCAGTCCCAGCGTTGCCTTACCGTCCGCCACGTCACGCAAGTACTTGAGTGCTGCCTGGTGTTTATCCTTCACCAGCTCAGGAACCGCATTGCGATAAAGGTTGTAACGGGTAATGTCGGCACAAACCCCATTCAGCACCACAGGCACGATAGCCAGAGGTAACGGGTAGCGACCTGCCAGATAGCTGTCTATCAATGCACTGGCTGAATCCAGTTCTGCCAGAGCAATCGACTCATTCGCGCCAATACCATCGGGGTCAATCAGTTGATTGATTTCGTCAGCACCAAAGCGCGTTTTAAGTTGTGCCAGGTCGCAATAGCTCATTACTGTAAGCTCCGTTTATTGAGAGGCTTGAGCTTTGAACTCAGCGAACGCAGCATCACGCTCCGCACCGCTGACAGGACGACCGACTAGTTTGCTCAGTGGCTCCAACTGAGGTTTGCCACCAGAAGTGAAATGGTCGGCGTTACTCGGGTCCAACAGTGCAAAAGCTTCAGCCAAGGTGCCTACGGTCAGGCAGTCTTCGCCTTGCTGGCCATCACCTTGCGCCTGTTTCGAGGCTGCCAGTGCAGCCGAGTACGCAATGTGAGCGCCTGCAGGTATCTGGTCCTCAGTAATTTCACGTATGGACAAACGTGGCTCATTGATGATTTGTTTGTACTGTTCATCAGTAAACTGTTGGCGCAGCAGGGCGGTGCCTTTGTTGGTAAATCCAAATCCAGCGCGACGAAAACTTTCCGCCACCGCTGTCACCAGTAAGACTTTTAAAACTTGTGTCATGGGGTTCTCCTCGCCAGGCAAAACATTTGCCTGGCGGTTAAGGGTTACAGGAAGTCGGCGACCAGAACGTCGAACTTGTTGCGCAGCTCATTGCTGACTGTCGCGCCAGTGCCGTCGTTAATGAATTCACGCTCTTTCAGTTGCAGAGCTAATTGCTCCATGCTAGAAGGTACAACTAGCAGTAGTTTGGTTTTACCCAGACCCAGTGGACGGCCCCCGTCAGCTTTAAAGTCCTTCATCATGCCGATGGCATCCCAGACAGTTTGATATGCCAACGTCTTCTTCACACCGATGGCCATCTGCCACAGGCCATAGCCACCATTCGCACGAAGGTCTACGCCGTAACGAAACTTTTTGGCTGTGAACACCTGTTCATCATTCGGATTATCCATCGCCACAAACTGCGGTTTTTGCGCTCCTGATAAATCAGAGGTTTTAAGGAGCGGCTCACATCCAGCAGGAACCAGGGCTGACCTGTATAAGCGCCATCAATAATCACGTTAGATACAGATACATCAGCACCGGAACCATCGACTTGTAGATTCACGGGATGATCAGTATCAAAGAAGTACTGGCCGTCATAGCAGAGGCTTGTAAAACCAGCCTTCAGCATTGGGAAGATCAACTCATCAGGGAATACTTCAGATGCGTAACCCATTTCATCGAATAACGCGCCATACGTTCCGACTGTGTCGTCTTCGATCTCTTCACGGTCAATAGCAACTGTGCTTTCAAAAGGCTTGTTTAATACGTTGTATGCGTATTCCTTCATTGATTTCAGGACACGATCACCAATCCACTCACGAAAACCAGGCCATTGGCCTAACCAGCCATAGGTATTACTTTTTGAACTGGAAGGGACCACAGTAGCAACTTGCTTGTATTGCGGTTGTGCTCTTGCCTTGCCATCCTGGAATGCCTTATTGAATGTCACACGCAGCGCATTTAGCGTTGCCGAATTGATAATTGCCATTACGCTTTTACTCCCAGTTCTTTAGCCAGCTCGTCGTGGCTCATGCCCATCTGGTCGGCTATTTTTTTCTGATCAGCCGTCAGAGCAGCAACTGCTGTCTTGTCGTCGGCATCCGGTGATTTAATGGTTGTGGTCGTTTGTTTGCCCTTTAAGGCTGCAACCACTGGACGGCTGTCTAACACTGCTTTTAAAGCAGCCATACTTTGGTTGCCTAACGAGGTCAGATAGTCTTTTTCGCTGGCAATGATCATCTTGCCGTCCTGCTCAGCCTTTTCGATAAGTTGCCCAACAGTCATTTGCTCGTTGCTTGCCTTTAAGGCTGCCAGCTCGGCTAATACCTGGTTGTAGTTAGAGGCAGGCACAAACTTGCTTAAATCGACATTGCCTGTGTCGGCTTTTAATGCGGCGACCTCTTGCTGAAGACCATCTGCACTGGCGGCTTTGGTTAGTAAGGCCGTGAGTGCTGCGGTGGCAGCGGCTGTTTGTTCTGCACTGGGTTCACTGCCATCTGCGACGGTAATGCCAAGCAGCCCAAGCAGCTTTTTCATTGCTTCGGACATAGGGGTTACTCCCTGGTTGGTTTGGTTGGTGGTTGAGTAATGCCGAGCAGCTAAAGAGGCCAGCGCCTCCATTCCGTCAGCGCCTGGATAATTCGTAAGGGCCGCCATATTGATTTCCATGACTTCGCCTGTAGCTTTGTCATAAGGAAACACGGCGGATAAATAGCGGTATTCTTTGGCGTCAATATGTGCCTGAGCAGTAGCGGTCCAACTTGGACGGATAAACAAACCTTGCCCTGGGCGATACTCCATATCCATACCTTTCCACCAGCCGCTGGCGGGGGCTTTGATGCCCTCTTTTGTACTCAAGGTTTGGTGTTCGTAGTCAATGACAAAATCGGTTTTGCGCAACTTAGCTTTGGCAATTACTCTGGCCGCTATCTCTGCGTTCATTTTCCATTTGCCACCAGGTACATCATGTGGACGGCCATCAATAGCGCTGAACTCGTCATCAGGTAGTAATTGCGCCCAACCGTCAGAGCCTTTCAGCTCGCCAGTTAAAACAGCAAAGCCTAACTCGCCAGCGGTAGTGGCACTTAAACAGCAATGGCAACAGCAGATTTAGAAAACATAAAAGCCCAGGGTTAAAAACTCACTGGGCTGATTTTGGGGGATGGGACTTAGACTTGTGGATTAAAGGGTTTTGCTAATAATTATCTCATTCAAACAGAGCCGCCAAGTCACTTTTAGAGTAAGTGCTGATAAAACTATGCTCATTGTCGGAAAGATATCTTTCTTGCTCAGTCCCGATCCCCAGCAGGTAATACCCTTTTTTTTCAAGCAACTTCATATTTATTCTGCTTTTCGCAACCATTTTAATGGAATCTATAAACGGTACAAAATTGGCCAGCACAGACTCATTAAGCTGTATTAAAGATTCTGTGTTAACTAGTAACTTATGCGCTTTTTCACGCCCATAGCATTTGATAATACTTTCTAAAGAGTCCTCTCCCGATTTAGACAAAGCCAACTGAGTCTTTAAATCGATCATCCATTCGTCTCTTGTTCTCCACAATTCCAAAAGGCCATTATAATTCTCGATAGAGGTGTCCAATAAGTTTATATTGAAAAACGACTCTGCTTCCCTCTTCTTAAGTTTCTTTTCGGTCCGAATCAAAAAAGAAACATTCGCCAAATCGAAATCAATTTTTTCGAAGGATAATTTCGCTGGCTCGATATAAAACCCTCTATCGGCACCGTCCTTTCCTTCCAGCTTTGTTGTGTATAGTTCTCTTCTTTTAGCCAAAGTTATAAAACATCGGGAAATCAATAAGATTAGTTTATTTGTCTCTTTAAGCTTTTGTACCTCATCATCAAAAGCATGTTTCTTTTCTATATTTCTGTAGGCTAGAAAAGCACCGAAGTATGCTGCAAAAAGCGGAATGATCAATTTAAAAAAGATTTCGGATATATCTATCAATGCAAAAAAAGCATAAAAAAAGTCTGCACAGGTCTCAATCATGGTTAAGCATCCTTTCTCATTCGTTAAATACCCGTTTAAATCGTCTCAGAAGCGTTTAAAGCAGATTACCCCATACACCCATCGCAGTAAAACCCGCTCAAGCGCTTAAAATGCGTTTTAGAAGCCTTAACTCACCTGAAGGTGGTCTTGCAGAATCGCCAGTATTTCGTCGCCATCGTTCCAAGGGCCAGAGGTTAAACCCAAGAACTCGCGTTGCACTATGCCGTCCTCTTCACGGCCAAACTGGTGAGTGGCGGCATATTCCAGATTAGAGCCAAACAGCAATTGGTTGATTGACGCTTCATAACTTAGCAGATCACGCAGATAACCTTTGTCCTGCAGGATCCTATCTTCTCCTTTTTTACGCTTTAACGTTTCAGGGGCCAACGGTTCCCAAGGAGTGCCATCTGGTGCAACTTCCAGTTGAAAGCGGGCATGGTGTGATTCCAGCAGGTATTCACCAATTTGGGATAGCGCCGGTGTTAGGTCGGCACCGTTTTTTATTAGCTGGTTTAACGTGGTCACCAGCTCGGTATGACCTTTTAGCTTTACCTGGATAAATGCGCCAGCCATTACTCGGCGTCCTGGTACATCAATTTGATTTGTTCTTCAGTGGCATCAGCATAAACAGACTCGAAGACCCAGCCGAAGCGGTTGGCGTCTTCACCACCTGCGGCATTAGCCAACTTCTGTAGCTCACGAATTTGGTTAAGCTTTTCCTCAAAGGGCAAATCAGCCTTTAGCACATCAAATGCTTGATCACTGTAAGGCGTTGGCTCCGGCTTAGGGTACGTGCCATCGGCCAGCATCTGCTGAACTTTGTCTAAAATATCCATTTACTGCAGTACCTGTTTCATTAAGTTATCGAAGTATAGCGCAATGTCTTTGTTCCAAGACTCTAACGCTTTGCGATTTAAAACCCACATCACAAACAACTCTGCATGCCATTCTTTACTATTGGTTTGGCCGTAGGTGGTAAGCCAGTCGTATAACCGGCTATAAGGCAATCCCGCTTTGTAGTGCACCTGATGGCCGATTTCATGCAGCCAGTTTGTCAGAATAGCGGCATCTTGCCCATTCGTATTAAAGCGTTTGATAAAGTCTGACAGAGTAAATGCAGGCTGGCCGCTTTGTTTTAAAAGAACAACTGCATCCACGCTACGGCGCATTTCATTAATCACAGCGCGGCTTAAAACCATGTCGGTGTTTGTTTTGATCACCACATGGTTAAAGACTCTGGATGTAAAACCATCAGCGTTTAAATAGCCTTTGGTGGTCATTAGCGACATAGGATGATAACCAGGCTGCTTACCTACATAACTCTGTACATCAGCCACTATCTTTGTTGCTGCAACCGCTTTAGGGTTCATTTCGGCCTGCTTGATAAACAGTGTTTTCACATCATGTTTTTTAATGAAAGCACTGAGCTGGGTTACTTCTGGTGCTGCACTTGTCTGCATTAACTCTTGCAGCTTTTCATTCAGCCGGTGCACGTTCACACCAGGCACTGTGCTAAATGCTGACGGCACCAGGCGCTCTGGTAAACGCTCTGATAAAGGCGGTTGCTCTGCCACTTGCTGCTTAGCTATTTCACTGCTGCTTACTTTCCCTGGTGCGTAATCGAAACCCGGATCAATGCCTTTGGCTACCCAGTGCACTTCGCCAGTTTTTTTATCTGTCCACTCCCGCATTTCAATTACTGGCTCTGGAGATACCTGCAGTTTCTTCCGAGCCAGACTTTGCTTGGTTTCACCAACCACACGGCACTTACAGCCCCAACCATTTTGAGGAAACCAGACATCCCACCATGGACTGGTGCGGGGTAGTATTTTATTATGATTAGCCAAATGTGCAGGTCGTGGTGAGCGGCTATCGCCATGCACGTAGCGCCAGAACTCAAAGTTTTGCAGTTGCTTGTAACGACCACCATTATAATTTTGACGCATGTTGGTGTCGTAAATGATACCTGCGCGCCAAGCTGCATCACCGGTATGCTCCCAGCCAGTGCGTTTAACGATGTTTTTAAACTCGCGTTTAAACCACTTTAAACTCTTGCCTTCGGCTATCGCAGAGTCCACGGCTTTGCGTAAATCCGCCAGTAAACTGGTGGTCATAGCTCCTGCTACAGTGAATGCTGTGTCGTGCTGTTCCTTCCATACATCGGTCCAGCGTTCACCGGGCAAATTAAGCTTGGCCCTGAAAAACGCGATGGCCTCTTTAAATGGCAGCGAACCATACTGAGTTTTGCCGATGGCCATCAGTCACCTTGCTCAACGTCGTAACGGCCAGCCAGCTCAGCAGCAGCTAAGGCTAACTGCAGCAGTTCCTGCAATTCTGTGTCATTCAGCTTCCCTTCCAAATCCAGCAGTTGCTGCATCAGCTCTTCCAGGCTGGAAGCGTTTTGCACCAGTTCTTCAATAGGTTTCATTAGCTTGGCCATCACCGGAGCGGCTTTACTCCTAAGCTGCTTAGCCAGTAAATCAGCGGTATCAGGCTCTTCGACTGAATTGGTGGCTTTAAGTGAGGCCAATGCCAGGCGCAAAGAGGCAGTTTTGTCTTTGGTTTCAGGTGTCACTGAGTGGATAGGTGCTGCCGTTGGAACACCTAATACTGGTTCATTGTTCTCAGCCTGTGGGATCATTAACTTGGTATGCGCCCAACTTTCAGGAATTTTCATACCCACGCCAACCAGCTTCGGCAAGGCTTCTGAGAAGGTTTTAATATCTTCTGGTGTCTGAGTATCAAATACCAGGCGTGGCATGCGACGAGGATCACCGTTGTATGACTTGCCATTGAGCATATGCATTGGCCATAACACATGGCTGTTTAAGGTACTGGCGATTTGGCGTAAATCATGATCACGAATATCTAACCGGACTTCATTATGGACATTACCCAGCGCCTGACTGCCGGAGCTGTCCACCTGCGCTGTTAATGTCTGCCCCAGGATAACTTTAGATTGGATCCGCTCACACCAATTCATCATAGTCATGAAGGGCTCACCGCCGCCTTTGGCTGCTTCAATAAACTCCATTTCCATGCCTTTTGGCATAATGCCAGCGCTGTTGTGGCCTACGCTCCATACCGCCTGTAACAGCTTGTTTTTCTCGTCCTGTGTTGCGCCAGATGGATATTTACCAATACGAATTGGAATACCGTAAATCTCTAAAAATTCAGCCAGATCACGCACCGAATAGTTTTTAAAGATAAAAGGCCAGGCTAACTGACGAACTAAACCAGTTCGGGCTACATAGCCACTCCTACTGGCATGACGGTGCTGGATCCAGTTAAACGACTGCAGCTCTTCGCCTTCGGCGGAGCCATTACGCAGCACCAATTTGTTTTGATCGTGCTGTGACAACTGAAACCATGTGGCTAAGCGATGCTCGAAGGCGGACGGGATCCGAAAGTTGTTATAACTTTCCCAACAGTATTCGATATTGCTAAAGCCCTTCAAAATGGCATCCGACATATTGAAGATCACATCTTCAAAATCCGGGATGTCGGCAAATATGTCAGCGTAATTGGCAGCGTCTTTCTTTTCCTGTGCAGAAGCATTGCGAGGCGGCTCTATACTAAAAGGTACGCTGGTTAATGCCATGCGTCGTTTAAAGAGTTCGGCATGGATATGGCCGTCTTTTTCTTCAATGTCTTCCGCCAGATAACACTGCCCTAACAGGTTGCCTTGTTCTGCATCCGTTAGAATTACCGCCAAGGTGGCAGGGTTTAAGCCACGGCTTGGGTGCTCTGCAAACTCCCGGCGCAGTTGAATAATGCGCGGGCTGTTATCGGTTTGCTTTGTGGCTAGTTCTTTTTCGCGCACTCGGTACAGAGTGCCATTTTTATCCTGGTGCATTAATAACATCCTGATGAGTAGGAAATTTCAGAGGGGTCATCGCCCTGGTGAAGTGCTGTAACTGGGGTAAAGTCGATAGCGCCGCCTTCCATCCAACTTGCACGAATAGCCATTGCCAGAGCGACAGCAAAGTCGCCGTGACGCTGTTGGCCATCGGCTCCCTTGCCGGATCCTTTCTCAATTTGCGGCACACCATTTTTCATTTGGATTTTGCAAAGGTCGTCGATGATGTCCTGGTGGCGCGGTATTTCGATAAAGCCGTCGTCAAACTCTGCTTTAAGTTTTGGCATCCACTCGCGATACCAGGCTTGGCTCAGCATCACGCAGTCCACCATTTCTGTGCCGAACTTGAGACGTGCTGTTTCAGCTAAATAGCCACCGTTGCCGGTGCTATCAAATGCTGCGGCGGTAAAGCGCGGTAATCTATCCAGGATAAACATTAGGATTTGGCGCTGCGCTTCATAGGTGGCGTTTGATAGCTCCACCACAAAAGGCACTCGTTTAGTTAAGTCCGGCTTGATAGTGAGAGGCACAAAAACTGATAAGTCGCCTTTGCGGGCAAAGTCTTCGCCAAACACATGGCGGCAATCTTTAGGCAACTGTTCAAGTAAGAACTGAAGATTGTTCTCCAGCCATTCAGTGACGATGCGTTGGCGTTCTGTGTCTGTCTGAAGCTCAAAATCCTTGGGTGCGGTAAAGCGCACTATCGGAATGCTATGGTCTTTGACCATTGCGCGCTCAATCAGAATCCGTTTTACATACACACCAGAGCCCGCTTTAGGCACGCAGAAGTATTCTTCTAACGCGTCCTCTTCAGTGGCCGTGTCTTTGAGTAAGCCATTTTTCCATTCTTCTTCTTTATCTATGGACCAGGGCTGTTTGCGGATCTGACAAATCCGCTGATACAAGCCCTCACGGCACGCATCATCCAGGGTGATGGTATGGACGGAGTAACGTTTTTTGCCAGCCCGACTGTCTTGGATCAACTGATTAAACAGGTTGTCGGTGCCATTGTGGGTGCTGATTAAACGTACCTTGCTGCCCCACATGGTAAGCGCCAAGGCGGCTTTTAGGACTTCAGCTAAGCGGTCATGGAATGCGGCTTCGTCAATAGTCACATTGCCTTGCATACCGCGCAGATTGGACGGGTTAGAGCTTAGAGCCTGAATTTTAAAGCCACTGGCGAAGTGCACAACGAAGGTTAGAATTTCTTTACCTTCTTGCCCCTCGTCCACGAAAACTTCTTCGGATACTTCGCCTGCCGCCTTATCAAAGGCTTTGGCCCACATAGCCGCCGCTTCGATAAACTCCCGCGCCATTTCTTTGTTGGAGCCAACATAGAAGTGGTTGCAGCCACCGTGGCTGCGAGCTGTAGAAGCGCATAAAACAGCATCTGCGGCTTCTGCCCAGGTTAAGCCGGTACGACGGCTTTTCTCAGCAATTTTTAACGGGCTTTCATCGGCTATCCAGCGCTTCTGGTAACCCAGCAGCACCTCAGACGGGTTGAACTGAATCAGGGTACTGACATGGTGCTGAACAGAATCATGGATAGCCTGTGCCACCGGCGTCATCGCAATAGTTGCGGCTGCAACCGCTGCCTGAGCCACCTGCTTTAACTTCATGCGATCCCCAAAATTTCACGTTTCAGAAGTGCAACACCATCCGCTGTTAAGCCTGCAGACTTAGCGACTTTTTCAGTGGCCGCAGCAACTTCAGCAGCGAACAACTGGCGGATCTCTTTTTCGCGCTTGTGGCTGTGCATAGCGGCGGCCTCCAAGCGCTGAGCGGCCAGCATGGCGTCTTTAATCATGCCGATGTCCATTTCCTCTTTGCTGGAATTGGTCATCATGGCTTTGAACAACTGAGTGCGGCCTATCTCTAAAATCATTCGGCTGACGTCCCCCGTTGGCTTATCGCCTAACTGAGCCACCAACGCATTGCTGACCTCACGAATTTCACGCAAGTCTTTGCCTATGGTTTCTAAGTGGCTGGCATAGCGATTAAGCCCGGAGCGGGACAGCTTTAACTCTTCTTTGTCTTCAGGTGGTAGCTGGCTTTGGTCTATCAGGTCGTTGATATAATCGAGAACGTCTTGTTGGGTAAGACGGCCATCACGCAGTTTTGAATCTAGTTCCTGGCGAATTGCTTCAGGAAGCAGGTCTACTTTACTGCGGCGGCCACGGGTTACTTTATCCGTCATGGCACACCTTTTAGTTTGGGCTTGGGCGCTTGATGCCTGGAATTTTGACGCGACCTTCCGCAGCATCTAAACCGCGCTGGGTCAGTTTGGCAATTTGAATAGAGCCCACTTTGCTCAACTCAATTAAGCCTTGCTCTTCTAACCAGGCCAATTCGACACGCAAACCATCACGGCTGATACTCAGGCCAACAGCATTAATACCGTCATGCAAAATCGACTCGTTCAGGTCATAGCCCGTATCTTCGGCTAGTAGCCGCAGCACCACTAAGCGCTGATGTTCTTTCATTAAATTACCGAGCATTGGTGTTTCCCCTTAATTCGTTTTCAATCAGCAAATCCAGCTTGCCCTCAATAGAACGCATACGGCCATGCACGCTATCCACCTGACCAACCAGTCCCGTGACCTTATTGTCCAGGGCGTGGAATTCGTCTTTGGTTGGGATGTACTCCAGCTTCAGCTCAATCTTTTCTATCTGGGTTTGCTGCTCATCCACCTGAACTTTTAAGGCGTCCAAATCCTTTTTGTTTTCTTTCGGGCCCTTGCTAAGCCAGACGTACAGGCCAATGATGGTTGTGAATAAAAGCTGGCCAGCGTCTAGCCAGAACTTGGCGCCGGAGTAATTCATATCTTCGAACACAGCTTTTTCCTTTCATGTTCACGGACGCTCTGGCAGTCGATGCAGCAGACCGCATGGGGTAAAGCGACAAGGCGTTGTGCCGGGATTTGTTCGCCGCAGTCCACGCAGTAGTGGTTGCCTTCGGCGTCGATGTCCTGCGCTTCTTTGGGTTTGGTTAAGGCCGCTTTTAATGCCTGGTCGCGTTGTTGCTGCTCCAGTTCGCTGGCTCTGTCTAATAAGTCGCTCATGGTTTTGTCGGCTTGTCCTTGCTTGATTTTCCGAATGGCGCAAAGCCGTCAATAGTGCGCAGCCCCAGGTAACCCAACGCTGGGGTGTAGACCGTCATGGCGATGTACCAATCTGGGCCTGAGCCTTTACCAAAAGCCTCCAGCATGGCCATCAAGAGCACATAAGCTGTGCCTGCATAAAAGGACTGGCGGGCCATCAAAGGGCGGGTGCGGCGGACGTATTCATCAGTGGCACCATCACCAGCACGGATAGTGGCTTGGGTTTCGGCGTGACTGGCTTGCTGGTCAGTCAGTTGAGCGCTATAGCGTTGGTTCTCCAACTCCTGGCGGCGGGTTTGTTCTTTCTCCAGCTCAAGCTTAATACGCTCCAGCTCCACAAACTCTGCGGGTGGTAACGCAGCAATTTGCTGTGCCACGGCGGCGACTTTATCTTGTGGTTTTAACGTCAACTGGCCCACGCTTTCTACAATGTCGGCTACCTTGTCAGCGGTTTTATTGCCACCAAACAAGCTGCTGATACTGCGGATCACACTGGGGCCGTATTCAACGGCTAACGAGGCAATGCCTGTAGCAATGGCAATGGACATGGCTAGATTCCTAATAATTCCCGCAGCCGCTTATTCTCTGTAAGTACAGAACCAAGTGGTGCGGGTGGTTTGATATGGCGCTGGATTTCGACAGGAGTCACGCCGAACCAGCCTTTTTCGAATAAGTCCTGCATGGTTCCGTCACGGCTATGCAGAGGTGGTTTTGCCGGAACTGGTGCACCGCTTTCATGCGATAGCTTCTCAGCCTCAAGGCGCTTTTCTTTGCCTTGCTGGCTGCTCCATTCCCAGTTTTTACCCATAGCTAGTTGCGCTCTATACGCAGTGGTACTTTGTCGCTACCGACCAGAACTAGCAGCTTTTGCAGAGCACCTTTTGAATCCAGTACTGCCCATTCACCACTGACCACACCAAAGGCTTTGCCTGGCGCAACACAGCCTTGTAATTGGCTGGGCAGATTGGCTGAATGAAATAGGCAATGAGTGCGAAGAGACGGGCCTTCTTTGGTAACGCCAAGAGTTGGGGCTGTGATGATTAAGCACGGGCCAAAGCGAGGGCTGACGTGGGCTTCGACAATGTAGTCACCAGCAGGTAAGCAGCTTTTGCCTGGCACGTTGTTTAGCCAAGGGCATTCGACAGTGACGCAAATACGTTCCCCAGTGGTTGCGTTGAACAACTCACCAAAGGTGCCGTGGGAAAAACTATGGGTTTTAAGGTATAGACAAAGGGCTTCTGACATCTCGCCAATCCGGGTTAACGTTGGTTAACCACAGATTAGCGAGCATTTGATTTAGGTACGGATTAAAGGGTTTTGCTAATTAACCTAAGCTGCAACTGATTTACCTAGTTGAACATCTGGCATAAGTAAACGTTTTGAAAGCACCATCAACTCAGAACCGACTTTTTTATCTTGAGCAGTGTACTGCAACGAGTATTCAAAGGTTTCAAAGGACGAATAAATTGATTTTATCTGTTCACAATTATCATAGGACACCAACCAAGGAATCTCGTCCATTTGAGATACAAAATCCCTAATATTCTCATGGTCTTTATGCTCATAAAAATTTCTATACAAGCCCTGTCCCTTTACATAATAGGGAGGATCTAGATAAACCAGTGAACGTTTAGGCAGTCGTTTTCTTATTGAAGACAAAAAACTGATAGCATCTTCGTTATGGATATGAATTCGTTCACTTCTTAGTGCTATAGTTTCAATACGTTTAATCAGGTCGATTTTGTTAAAACGAGCATCTAATTTCCATTTCCCTGCTTGTGCTAATCCACCTATAACTCCGGCGTTTAAGATTCCAGACCTATTAGTTCTATTGAGAAAAAAAGCTGCAAATCCAAGTTCCAGTGGCTCCTGACCATTTTTCAAAATTTGTCTTTGCTTGTGCCATTCATCCATGTTCACGTCCGTGTCATAAATCAATCTGCAAAATTCCTCTGTATAATTAAGAATAGAAAACCAAAATGAGAAAACAGCTTTGTCTATGTCGTTGATGTGTATGTGGCTCACATATTCCTGTTGCAGAAGTTCTAACGCAATACCCGCACCACCAGCAAACGGCTCCACGTAATGCCCGTCAACTAAGCTATTTTTTTCTAACAGAGCTTTAATAAAATACGAAAGCTTCCCTTTTCCTCCGGGATATCGAAGCGGTGTATGAAACTTCATCTTATTTCCAAATTGCATGTATCAATGGGTAGCATGAGTCCCACATAACGTTGAGCTTATGTTTTTCTGGATGCATGTTAGGATTGTGGATAAATTGTTGTAATTGACCTTTTGATTTGAACTCTGAACCAGAGTAGGTCTGAATCGCTTGAGCTAAAGAACTCGATAATGCACCAGACAACTTTAAATGGTTACTTACCGCAACAACTTTGTCATGTAAACCGTCTTTATTGTTCTGCTCCATTTGGTTTTTTGTGCCTGCAGGCATTTTGTTTTCGATATACTCTAACAGGCTCATCTCAATGAACACGCGAAGCATAACACTTAAACTGTATTTATAGTTATTGGTTGGGTGCATCTTTGTTTTCATTTCCTTGAAAATCTCGTTGCACTTTTGGTTTGTGATATTTAACTTTGCGTCAGAGGGGATAAGCCTATCACGTTCAGGTGATGGTGGTGGCTTGATAGTTTTTGTCGCTGCATCGTTAGTGTTGAATTCAGTTGCAGCTTGCCCTTTGTTCTGGCTAGCAGCTCCCTCCTTATCAGTCTGGTTTTCGTTATGACTAGACGGCTTATGATTCAAGTCCTCGCTAGATTTAAACACAGGGGTATAAGAGCTTGGTTTCATTAACTGCCAAGGTTTATCCAGTATCTGAATAGTCTTTAAAATTCCAACACGTGCTAAAAAATCTAAACGGTCTGTTTTATAGTAAATATTTTCTACAGTGAAGTTCGGATACTGACCTTTTCCTTCGATTTCTCTAAGCAAAACTGAACTTTTCTGAAAGAATTCATTTGGTGTCACATTGCAGTATAAATTTCGGTCAATGACCTCAAGGTTTAGTGCAGCTCTTACCGAGGGATCAGATAGTAATCGAGTTAAGTTAGTAGCTTTGAGTGAAGCTTTAATTGATGCGACAGAACTACTATATAGTGGTTCATTCTCCAAGTACTTCAAGAACTGGCTTAAAAACGACTGCTCTCCTTGAGAATTGAGAAATCTGTCTTGTTCCATTGTTTCCCACTGAACTCTGCTTCTTCCCTGATTTTGTCCAGTATGCTTTAGACGAATCCAATGTTCAGCCTCTGACAGCTCATCAACAATTACAACTTCAAGAGCACTAGGTATTGAATTAATAGTCTTGCTAAGTTTGGCAAAAACATCTTTGAATTTACCTAAATCATCGTTTATTAGATTCGGTTCTTTTAGCGTCTTCAAAACCGTAATTCTGCGGTTACCTTCGAGCACGGTAAAGTGCTCCTTCTCAGAAATATGAGGGATCACTATGATTTTTTCGGTTGGATCTAAACCATACTCACATATATCACGGGCAAGTTGCACGATCCTGTCACCTTGTAACTCAATCATTTTATTGATTGCTGATCTTTCACCATCCTGAGGTTCAGGAAATCTAGGGTTTTCAGTATTAATCAGTATTTTTTCAAGCTGCACAGAATCGTGTTTGATCATCACTAACATCCTTTTTAACTTTTTCAACACTATAGTCTAAAAGATGTTAGCGTCTCAATAGAAGAGACAATTCAAAACAATCTGTATTGGCGACGCGCTTTTTCCGCGGCCAACTGTTCAGCGACAATGCTGTAAATTTGCATTGGGGTAAGTCCAAACTCCCGCGCAAGTTGGTCGATGTTCGAGCCTTTATGAGCTTTGAATATGCGGATATTTCGCAGCTCTTTCGCCAGTTTCTCGTTGCGCGGGATGTAGGTTTGCAAACCACCAAAGTAATGAGCCAGCGCCACAATCAAGCGCTGAGCAACATCCTCTGGATTCTTCACATTCCGGCATTTTAACTCGGCTTCAAACAGAGCAATCATGCTTTGCAGCATGGCAGGAACGCGCTTCACTACATCACAACGCTGCTCTGGTGGTAGGTTCTCCAGCTCCTGCAGCAGATGTTGCAAATCTGCATCGGATGCAAAGGCATCCAGTTGTTGTTCAGTATTCATGTGGCACCTCTTATATCTCTGCCGCCTAACTGCTTCATTCGTTCTTGAAATAACCTGTTGTTCTCCTCGGCACTAATTTGGGTGTCCTGCTTTAGCTCAATAGATGATTTCACAGGTTTTACTGGCTCAGCTCCAGCTTTGGCTTCCATCACTCGTTTTAAGTAGTTGTGATTGGCCAGGCTTTTTTGTCGCCACGGATCCGGTTGTTTTGAATGCCGGTAACGGTTTCCCTCAATGACTCAGCCAATAAAGGTTGGTTAGCAGTAAGTGCTAAAGTTTCTTGTGCCAGGCTAAGTGCTCTGTCATTGGTTAAATCACGCTTTTCAGGACGAAACAGGCCAAGGTAAGCCACCAAAGCTGGCCCCAATTGATAGCCCAGCTTTGACACTAACCCCAACAGCTGGCGGCCTGCTTCATCCTGAACCAATTGTTCTAGGTGAATATGGCTATGGCATACGGGGCAACGGCCTAACCTCATGCTGTTTTCCCCAGGTGCTTTTCAAACCGTTCCAGTACCTGCGTATAGCTGGCCTGGCGATGTATGCTGTGCCCTTGCTTTTCCAGAGCCAGAAACATGCAGCGACGGCACCAAAACTTGATGCTGTTGAGCAGCTTGACTGCATCTTCATTGCGAACCCATTGCACCTCTGCAATACCTTCGCCACCATTATGCTGGGCCGTCATACGTTGCACCCACATATTCAACGCTGTTTCAGTGCCATCCTGGATAAATCCATGTTTGGCCATAAAAATCCAAATAGCACGGATAGCGCTGCGTTCATCCTTCGGGCCATCCTCTGAGCTTGGGCTTAAACGCTTTTTATCTGCTGTTTTATCGGCTTTTAAAACAGGTTTAAAACCCAACTTTTTAAAGGCTTCATACACAGCAATTAACTCTGGAATACTCATTTGAGCACTACTGCTTTTGTTGTTGCCATAAAACGCCAGATGCGCTCTGTAGCTTTCTTCGTCCATGTTTAGCTTGGTTTTGGCAACATGAATTAGGCGTATCAGCGATTGCTTGCTGTACTGGCCATTCATCTTGTTTGCTTGATTCATTGCTACCTCTTGGCTGCTCATCAGTGCCAGTGAACCACCACTGGCAGACGCCCTAAACTGTAGGGCGTTTCGCTTAATCCTCGTCAATCGTGAAATCATGGTTATGGGTAACAACAAGCTGAACCTGTGTTTTTGGCCGACCATCAGTAAAACTACCTAACCAGGTCGCCACGTGGTCATCACCAAACTCTTCCATTGATTTCATAGAATCCAACACTAGAGCTACGAAGGTTGGTGATTCGCTGGCTATACGATTCAGCAAATCGTTTTCGTACTGACTGTCCTGTAACGCTGAGACAAGCGCACGAGTATCGGCAGCTAAGTCATGTGGTCTCATTGGTTAAGAGCCTTCATCAAAACCATGTCAGCACTCTGTGGGCGCTGTTGGTTACCCAACACCCACAGAAGGGCGTCAATGACGCCATCTTCATAAGTGCGATGAGGTTGGTTAGTACCGAACTGTTCTTTCAGGCTTAGCTCTACAGCAATTTCTTGCTGGATCAGTTCATCATCAGGGCGCTTCATAAGTGCACCGCAGCTAAGTCCAGAGGGATAGGTTTGTACTGGTCGGTGTCGCCTATGCGTTCATAGACACGGATATAGGACTTACTACCTACTACTTGCAATGAATCACTGATAGCGTCCATAGCCTTTAACCAGCGTTCGTCTTTGATCTCTAAGCGTCGTAACTGCAGAACTCGGCCTGTATTGATATTGCCTTGCTTGTCGGTAGCAAAGGCGTTATCCACAATGGCTTTAATTTCGTCTGAGGCGTTTTTAATCCAGTCTTTGACACAAGCATCAATGAGAGCTTTAGCCGCTTGGATGCGCTCATCAAAAACTATGCTGTCTGAGATAGCGCGGACAATTTTGAAACGGCCATCATAGGAATACAGCGATAAATTACCTTTCTTACCGCCAAGGTTGGCACCGTATTGCTCAGCAGATAACTCCACAAAAGCGGCAATATCCGCAAAGGATTGACGTTTAAACTCTGCCATTTGAGCACTAAGCTTGATTGATTTCTCAATCAGTTCTTTCACTAACTGATCGCGAGCCTTGTCGATTTCTTTGACTTTGCTTTCAGGTATCAGTGCACCTTTCGCATCTTTCCAGTAGCCAGCTGGGATCAATGAATCAATTTGCTGTGGCTGTTTGGGTAAATTCATGTGGGGGTTCCTCTAGCGATGATAGTTGGGGGGATTAATTAGTTAACGCTGCAGGGGCAGCTTTCCAAGTAACCAGACAGCCTTTAAAGCGGGCGGCCTGAATACGCACAGGATCACAACCTTGGCTGCGCACGCTGATCACTTCAGCACCTTTCGGGGTTATTTCTTCCGATGGTGTCTCGATAGTGATCACTGGATGCTTGTTGCCTAAACACACGTCAGTGACGTTGCATCCGATGGCAGCAAGTGCATCGACAGCGGCTGTAGCGCCATATAAAGCGGCTTTAACTTCATTTGTTGTTTTCATATTTGCCTCACTTCACTAACTTGTTGAAACGGGCTGCAAGGCTGTGTAACTCGTCTTGCAGTAAATCAATCAAACGATGCCGACCACCTTCGTTTTCCGCCTGACGGCTAAGGCGATTGATAACGGCACTGGCGTCATATTTCGCGCTGGTATTGCCGCGATTCGCTAACGCATCAAGCTGCACATTTTGTGTAACTGGCAGGTCTGAATTGTCGCAACCACTGCGGCAAGCTCTGTAAATCCGCAGCTTCTGTGGGTTGCTGGTGAACTCGTTTTTTTGATGCTGATGGCAGGCGTGCCAGGCTATTTCGCCAAGCACAGGACAAAGCACTGTTTTGCTCATATAGACGCTTTCAACCAATGCTTGAATGCGGTTCATGTCACCAGGATATTTTTCGTTAACCACCTGGCTTACAACGGCATTACTGACACCCAGTTTTTCAGCAACAGGACGTTGACCGTTTAGTTCTACCTGCTGGCGTAACACATTCAGCCACTTCATTTGTTACCGTCCGCTTCAATAAATGGATAAAGCTTTTGCTGGTTCTGATCCCAAAACCCCTCTCCTCTTCTAAGAATTGGAGCTTTAGGGCCAGTTTCACGCTTAAGCACCCATGCACCTTCGTCACCTACCCGATCTTCATTACTTCTGTTTTTTCGCTCTGGACGGCGGCAGGTTACATAGGCTGCTTTCTCCAAAGAGTGCAGATAACGCTGCACAGTTCTGGCGGATACTTGAGTTACAGCTACGATCATGCTGATGGTGGCTACTCGGTTAATCCGTAAACTGTTCCAGATCAGCTGCTGTCCGGTTTTGCCTTTGCGCTCAATGCGTCTGCTTCCTTTTGTGCCCCCTTTGCCAAACTGTGGCTCGGCATCGTTGCTAGCGTTTACCTTGTAGATGAAAGGACGCCCAGCCACACCTGGGCCGCTGACAACAGTTACAAAGCCTTTTGCCTCAAGCCGCTTAACCGACTTACGGAACGTTTCGATATCCATATCCACTGCATTAGCAACTTCTGTCACTTCAAAGCTTTCCTTTTGCTTCATGTAGTTCCATGCCAATTCGTGTTTGTTCATATGGATGGCTCCGACTTAACGACGATGACTCAGGAACAGTGGACGATCACCCCAACTGGCAAGGTCGATAAAGCTTTCGTCGCTAGCCAGTGCTGCTCTTTCAATTTTTTCAAGTGCGATAAGGATGCGGCGCACCTCACCAGCTGATTTGGATCGGATAAACTCAAGCAAGTCCTCACCTACACGTACACGCTCATCCAACAGTTCTGTAGCGAATAGGTAAACGTCTTCAATGTCTGCAGCCTTGAATTCAACCCATTCACTGATGCGGTTAAACAGTTGTTTGCGGTGCGAAATACGACGGGCAATTTCTTCCATACCGATCAGCACTACAGGCTGCTCAGTACTGTCATAAAGGTCACGGATGGTTTCCATTGTTTTAGCCTGACCAACAATGTGATCGGCTTCGTCAACAAACAGGGCTAAGCCCTTTTCATTCATATTGCGGATGATGTGATCCACCATGCGACGCAGCGGAAACATTGGGTCTGCACCCATTTCGTTCATGATGCGGGCAAGCAGGCTACTGGCTGTATCCGTGGCATAGCAGCGCACGTATAAAGGTTGGTGTCCGGCTAATGTCAGCTCATTAAACATGTAGGTAACTGTTGTGGTTTTACCGAAACCTGATGGGCCGTGAATAAGCCCAATACCAGGAGTGATCATGCTTCTGGACTGCAGGTTTTCGAACATTTCTTGAGTTCGTAATACGTTTTTTACTTCTACCGTTTTATGTTTCATCAGTTATACTCCGTGTTGTAAGTGGCCTTGCTCTGGTACAGCGCGGCCGATTGCTTGGGGAACGCACCTTTTGTTAACCGTTGGCGCGTTTCCCCTCTTCTAAAATTTTGTCTAAACGCTTTTTGGTCATCACATGAGTGAGGCGGAATTGCTTCAACCAATCTGCTTCTCGTTCTGTCAGTGCTCTATGCAAGCTTTCCCTTGTTAACCATTCAGCCTGATCATGCTCAGTGCGCAGTACTTTGCTGGATTGTTCCTGCAGCGTTTCACGCCTGCGTTCTAATTCTTCTCGCCTTGCCGTAATTGCCGCTAACTCTTGCTCTGAGTAATGACTTTCACCTTTGCTGGCGAACAGGCTGGTAGCACTGCGGCTTAAGGCACTAAGCGCAGCGTTATGGGTATCAATTTCAGTTGGGTTGAATCCGGTCAGGGCTTGGTTAGCTAATTTCTTCTGCGCTAACTCCACAGCGGCAAGCTCGTTTATGCCGAACTTTTCCTGTAGATTTTCTGCGGTGCGTTTGAATTCGCGCAGACCTTTCATGGCCTCCTTGCGCTTTTCGCGGAAAGCAGCGGGGTCAATATCACGACCAACCAGATCCATATTCACAGCTTCAACATAGCCAGCTCCCCAATCCGTGGCTGGGTATAAGGTCGCTCTGCCAACATCAGTAGGATCAAGAAATACGCGAACCTCTTTGCGATTCCAGGCAGCTTCCATTAGCTCTGGTGCAGTGAACTTAATACCCATTACTGACACGCTGCCGCGCACAACTGTGGCGTTGCCTGCAAAGTTCAGGAGCAAGTCCAAGCTGTGTGGATTTTCCGGTAATCGTGGGCGGTAACCGGACTCGGCATACACCTGAAACGGTGTCTTACCGTTTAAACCCTCATGAGCTTTGTGGTGATAATCAAAAGTAAGGTAATCGTCTAAAATCTCTTGCAACTCAGCAGGAGTTAAAGACAGTTCTAATAGTTTGGCATCACGACTCTTACGCTCTGCACCGATGCTTTCGGCAAAACTTTGCATATCCTGCAGGCGCTTTTTATCCGCCACGTTATGACCAACATAAGCAGGTAGTTTTTCCATTAAGCCGTGGCTGATAGTTTTAAAAGCTCGTTCAATAAATGGCTTTTCCCACCCACTGAATGCTGTAGCTTTGCTTTGATTCAGTTGCAGCATTTCAAATAGACCAGCAGTTTTTTTGCTGACGTAATCACTGCCGTTATCGGTACGGATAAGGCTGTCTGGTTCAGGAATACCCCAGGTAAGCAAGCATTTGCGCATCAACAAACAAATACCTTCACTGCTTGATGTAGGCATAAGCACTAACATCAAACGACGGGTGTAAACGTCGATAGAACCAATAATGCTGTAACGTCTTGCTTTACCATCGACGTTAAGCTGCACATCTGTGGGTGTTGAATCAAGTTCCCACACCTGATTCGGACCTGTTAACCAAGGGTACATGCCTGAAAATAGGGGCCGATGTGAGTTGTTGAATACTCGGGGATTTGTTGCGTAGGCTAATTCTGTAACCAGTTGTGCTTTAATCTTTTTCAAAAATCGAGCGACAGAACTAGGCGATACTGAAGGCCAGTGATCAAAGCCATCGGCCTTTTTCACTTCGATCAGGTTGGCCACTTCTTTTGGTTTATCCGCAAAGTGAGGTTTGGCCGTAATAATCGCTGTGACAAATTCTTTAAGCTCTGGCTCAGCTTCAATTTTGTTGGTTTGCTTGGCCTTGTAGCGGCCAGCCAAGGCTGCAGCCCCTTCATTCTCAATAGCATCCTGCCAGCGACGTATAGACATTGGGCTCACAGATGGGATCAAGGCTTTAATCCAGCTTTCAATAGGAAGTTCGCCAGCGTTGTACTTCTCGCTAAAGGCTTTTTCACCGATAGTCGCTTTACGCTCTTTGACGAATGGCGCTATAAACAAGTTTTTAGCCGCAATAACTTTGACCTTGGCTTGTACCAGGTTACGTTTTTGCTCGTCCAGACTGCTTAACTGAGACAGAATTTCCTCAGACTTCAGCAGTTTCTTTTTAGCTTCTCTTGTTTCGTCTCTTACTGTTTGAGCGATGATTTGCGCAGCAACATTTTCAATGGCTGTGTTGCTTTCAATTGACGCTCCAATAAGGTGCTGAATAGTTTCGGCAGGCAATGAATTGATATTGAATTCAATACCTTTGCCTTTTGTTTTGGGCTGATTAGTCCAGTCCAGCTTACGACCGCGCAGTAATACAGCACGTTCTGTTTTTGGCATGCCAGGCAAGCCAGCTAACTCAACTGCTGAGTACCACACCTTAGCCATGCTGAACGTCCTCTTTGTAACGACTTGGCCAAATATCTTCTGGTTTCACACCAATAGCCTCAGCAATAAGCCGTTCACCTTTTGGCCATGGAGCAACCAAGGCGTTATAGAGAGTTCCACTCTGCAATCCATGCTTTCTGGACAGAGATGCCATTGACCAACCGCGCTTTTTCAGCCCGGCGATCACATCTGCCCTATGCCAGTCTTCTCTTTCCATTCCAATTCCCCGTGATTTCTATTAATCTTTAATAGTTCTGTTAAACAGAGTTGATTATTAGTTTATATATAAACACCAGTTTATCAATTGGTTTATTTATAAATAAGTTGAGAAATCACTCAAACCACTGTTTTATAAAGAAATATTTTTCGTAAACCAGTTTATTATTCAGAGGTTTTGTGTGAGTAACGACAATTGGCTGACGCCAAAAGAGATCACTAAGCTGCAGGGCATGCCTACTTCCATACAGGGCGTGCATAAAAAGGCCAAGAAGGAAAACTGGCCTAGCAGGAAACATGAAGGTGTTCGCGGTCCAGGTGTTGAGTATCTGGTTCCGTTTTTTCATGGAACAGAAGAACCCCAGTTGAAGTACACAGCAGATAATTCAGAAATAAACCAGTTTATGAATGAGTTCGTGTTGATCCCTGGTTACTCAGTGCAGGTGTCAGCCGGGCATGGTTCAACAGCTATGGAAGGAATGGAACCATCGCGCTTTTTGGCTTATCGAAAGAAGTGGTTGAAGTACAGAGGGTTTGGTGAAAAAGACCTGGTTATCGTATGGGCCAAAGGCGACAGCATGGAACCAACGATTCACAACAACGATACTTTGGTGATCAATACCAGCAGAAAGAAGCCGTTAGATGGTCAGATTTTTGTTATCCGGTTTGAAGAGTCTTTATGGGTGAAGCGGGTACAAATCAGAGCTAATAGCTGGGTTCTTATTAGTGATAATGCGCTTTATCCGCCTATCGAAATCAAACATGAAGAGCAATCAAACTTTGAGATCGTTGGCCAGGTTGTGAATATTTCTAAGGATATTGGGGATTAAAGTCGGATCCGATTCAGATTTTTTCTATTTCGTTTATATGTCTATCAAGCCCCGTCAAATAAGGGCATTCAACGAATCGGATCATGTGATCCGATTTACCCCGAATCGGATCTGCATCAATCGGATCTGATTCGCCATCACCCCTAACGCCTTATTAAGTGAATTCGCTGTATTTTCGAGGCTTTCGTAGACTTTTCAATGTTTTTAGTATTTATCAAAGTTAGTGAGGCAGGCAGGCTTTCTAAGCGTAGCTTTTTATCAATCTGGTGAAATGGCGGATCCGATTCTAATTTTGTTTAAAGCCCTTTTTAATTTCCTTTAACGCCGTTTAAACCCTTACCAATACTGAGTTTTCCCAGCTATTCCCGTTTAATTTCAGCCAATCCCACTTTTTTGGTCTTTTTCTCATACTTAGTGGTTGGTTACAACAACGCCCAAAGGGCGGCCTCTCGTTGCCAAACGAGAGGTGAGCGGCAAAGCCGCGAATAAATCCCCCCAACGACCTAGCCACCGCAAGCTGGCCTTTGCCTTCAGTCACAGCAAGACATTGAGTTACCACCACTACAAACCAAGTACAAAAACAGGGGCAAAGGACAAGACATGTCACCGTTTTGCACGAATCCCGATCTTTTAGGTGTGCGAGGGATTTTTAAGGCACCTTATTCTAAGGAGCCGTATGATTGTAAATTTGGCCGAAACATGTTTGTCTAAGCATATTGTTTGGCTGATTTAAAAAGACAGTCGAGGGTAACATTGGATTTCAGCGATAAAGAATGACCATTGGTAAGGCTTACAATTAGACCTTCAGGCAAAGCACCTAAACACTATGGCGAAGGCGTTTACCGATTTTCCGCTCCGATGACATTAAGCGTTCTCTTGCCAAGACGCGGTTGGACACTTTTTAAAAAGTCAAAGAATTACGCATACCTTAAACCGCCCTCTGAACTTGGCAAACCTCCTTTCCATATTGACATAAAAATACCGACGAAATTACAAGCATTAGAAATAGCAAAAAAATTCTATGTCTTAGGGGAATCATGGGCTACGCAGATTGGCGAGTGGCCTGTGTGTTACTTGCACGAACAAAAACAAAGTGTACAAATGATGAGCTATGCCGGTGAGGGTACTTACACAACACGGCAGTTAGACTCCGGCCCACCAAAATCGATATTAATGATGGGCGAGTATGGTGCCTGGCGTGTTGAATCACGCTCGACAGACGGAAATTTTTCATTTTATGAATCTGGTTATTACAACATCCAAAGCGCTTCAACAGAGCTAAACCTGTTTGAAGGTGAACAGTCAGAAATCACGTTAACTAAATATGAACGCAGCGGGCTGGCTAGGGAAGCGTGTTTGAAACACTATGGTTACTCTTGCAATGCTTGCGGCTTTAATTTCGAATCTGTCTACGAGAAAATCGGGAATGGATTTATCCATGTTCATCATATTGTGCCAATATCTGAACAAGGCGGAGAGTACAAGATTGATCCAATTAGAGATTTAATTCCGCTTTGCGCTAACTGCCACTCTATTGTTCACAGGCAGATCCCTCCACTGTCAATTCCTGAATTAAAGGCAATTCTTTCAAATTCAAAGTAG